TTGCTGATGTAATTAAATCAGCAATCAAATCATCATCATCATCGTAATCTGATGACAAAGACTCTGTTGAATCAATAAAGCCCTCTAAACGCAGATAGCTTTTAATCTCTGCTACTGTTACAGGCTCTACAATCCCTGATTCTTCAGTCTGATCCTGCCAATCTATTAGTAAGTTATACAACATATCAAGTTATTTAAAAAAAGGGCCAGCCGAAACCAGCCCTTTCACCACATCAAACCACAGCACTATCTTAAGACTCGTTACCGAAATCTCCGTAGATTACGGCATCAGTACGCATCAAGTTGATATCTTCAAAACACTCAACACGTGCAGTTACTAAGTTCTTTGTAAAGTTGTCGCTATCTTCATAGCTAAACTCAACACGCAAACCTTCAGTTTCAACACGCTCAATGTAGTTAGCATCAATGATCATAGCTTTGTCATCAGTTACCCATGAAGCACCTACTACAGGTACACCAGCGATACGGATGTTTCCGTTAGGATCAATGATTACACCACCAGGTACAGAGTAGTCCATTGGCTTAGTTTTCAGCAAGCGCGCCCATTGTGCATAGCTTACTAATGCAAAAGAAGCATCAAAGTTTGCATCCAATTGGTTAGCAATCCAGTCAACAAGTTGCTCAGCATCTACAGTTGCAGAGGTAGTAGTTGAACCTGTTGCAGCATTAGCTACAGCAGAGAAAAACGTAGCATTCTCTTTCTTGTAAAAATCACGCAACAGCATACGTTGCAAAGTGTTCTGTAAGAAAGGAAGTTGGAACATCATTTGCTTAGAGAAACGTGCAAAACCAGCAATGTAGTCAGAAACTACTTTAACCTCAGTCAAATCGTAATCAATCTGATTCTTACCTAATCCTTCAGTTTGTACTCCGATAGATCCTTCAGTTCCAGTTTCGCGGTAAGTGACATACAATCCAGTAGGACTTACAGCAGTTGGGATAAGATCGCGGAAGTTAACTTTCTGAGAAGGTACTAAACCTTGACGTGTGTTATAGGTAGCTTGACCATCACCTGTAAGATTGTTACCCAAAGTCATTGTTCCTACTGACTTAAGGTCAATAGTCAACTTTGCGTCTTTGTTTCTCTGAAATTCTTTGATTTCATCCTGCTTAGCTTCAAAAGCCTCGGCAATAGACTCATTGTAAGCCTCACCAAAAGACTTAGTCTTGCTTTCAACCTTCTTAGCAGCTTTCTCAGCAATCAGCTTGTCTAAAGCCTCTTGATTCTTCTTAGCAGCCTCATCCATAGTTACAACAGCAGCTTTTACTTCAGCTACCTGTCCTTTAACCTCTGCGATAGCAGCCTCATTGGCAGCCTTCATTGTTTCAACGGCAGTAGTAGCAGATTTTACTGATGCCTCAATGTTTTTTAACTCTTCCATTTTAGGAATTTAATTTGTTTAAGAATTGATTTATAGATTGTTTCAAATCACCATAATCGTGTGTCGGCTCCTGTACGGCTTCAACTGATTGCTCGGGTTGCTCTTTTACAGTAGTGATCTCAGTAGATATAAGTGATTTAATTGCCTCATTGATTTGTGCCACACGAATTTCAATAAACTCAAAAGCCTCATCACTCATTCTGCCATCCTTTAATGATTTAAGCAAAAGACTTAACTCTTTGCTTAGCTTTTCGTGTGTTTGTATAACTTCCTCAGTTGTTAGTGACTTACCAACCTCCAAAGAAGGTGTGTTGATGTTTGCACCCCATAATACAGCAGAACCTTCAAATAAGAGTATTTCCTTAATCAGGTTGTAATCACCTTCCTGGCTCTTTTGGTTCTCCTGTTTGATAGTTCTGAATCCTACAGAATGCTGGTTTATATGCCCTGACTTATAGAACTCTAAAACATCATTTCCCCATGTAGTATTGGGTACATTAGTGACTCCTACTAAATAGTCATTTTCCACGTACAATTCAGAGAATTTGCCGATGGCTGACTTTAAAGAAGGGTTATGGTCTGTCAAGTGCCAAATAAGGTTTGCACCTGCTGGCCCTCTTTCATTTAAGGTCTTATTGTAGGCTGTATGATCAATGACATCATTGTCAAAGTCCTTACTACCCATGTGGCTAATTGCCACCTTCACTTTACGGCTTGATTCAGATACATCACGTACTGAATCACTTAGTGTCTTTTGTTCAAAATATCTTTTCATCTTTATAAGTTTGGGTGGGTTAATCCTGGTTGTTGTTTCATCATTCCGCAGTATTGGCCTTAGCCGATTAAGCACCACCCCTGTTTATTAATCTTCCCCTTGCATCTCTTTTAGGTACTACTACATAAGAACAGCGACAATTTATCACCATTCCTGCTGATCCTCCTGGAGCCAATGGATATTCAATATTCTCACCACTCCTTGGATCAACAAAATTATCGTAAAAGTCCACCACCTGACCATCCATGTGATAGTGGTCTTTAGGTTGTTCAGGTCTAAATCCCCTTGTTCGCGGATCTCTAAAGGCAATCCATTCTTTAACCATTTCGTAGTTAAAGGATTCTGCTGCTGCCTTTACACCTGTATTAGCAGCCCTTCCTACCTCAGTCCTAACAATCCTTTCAGCTTGCATAGCAGTAAACCCTGAGTCACTTAATATTTTAACAATCTCATCAACTGTTAACTCCTTTTGTATCGCATTTTGCAAAACAAGAAGCAAATGATTTCTAAGTGTTTCCGATGTCTTTACTACTGCAAACTGCAATAGTGTCCTTTCTAACTCATCCATAATGAAAGCCACCCATTGCTCATCCCTGCCTAACCCTTTCTGACCTGCTTCCCTTCTTATCAGTCTGTAGGTCTGATTTGCCCAATACACCCCAACCTGCTTGTATAGCTTTTCAATCGGTGTGTAAAGGTCATCATTCCATAACTGAGTACGAAGGTCAACCACAGCCTGATTTGGACCTTTTCGTTTTATTGTACCTATCAAAGAACTAACTACTTTGTCTAAAGACTTCTTAACCTTCTGAAAGTTGGACTTCTCAAACTTGCGATTGGTCCTCGCAAACTGTTTGGCATATTCCTCTCTCTCTTTGTTGGTCATTCAATCTTTTTCTTAAGGCCTCTCTTTTGGCCTCCATTTTACTTTTATATATCGCACAACACTTTTCACGTTTAGTTACTGGGTAGGTGCGCTTTATTTCCTCATCTATTGATATTAAGGTCTGTATCATCTTCATCCTCCATATCAATATCTGCGTTTGTGTTTATTTCATACTCACTAAGTGGCATACCATCCTGTGGAGTAATCCATGGCTCATCAAACATAGGATTCTCAATCCTTTCAAGGCCTAACAGCATTCTCTGCTCATTAGGGCTTAAAGCCTTCAAATCCTTTATCCATCCTGACTTTTCACCTACATCCTCTTGTAATTCAGTAAAGGCTGTATGGTCAAAGTCTATATATACGTTTTCATTCTTATATCCCCAATCCGTTTGTAGCTTTCTGTTAAAGTGGTTTCTAAATGAAACAAGCTGGGGTATTGCACAACGTGTTGTAAGGGCTTTTTCAGCCTCTCTGACGTTGTTATAAGTTGATGTTTCTGAATCACCCACTAACTGTGCAGGTACCCCGTAAACGGCTGCAAATCGCTTTAAATCCCACTTCTCTGAATCTATAATAGTAAGGTCAACAGGACTAAGGCCTACCGACTGCCATCCCAACTTATAACCTGATACTCCAATCTTACCCCAATTGTCTGAGCCTACCCATTCACCTTTGCCAACGAGTTTAGCTTTTACCGCCTCTACTTGCTTTCTTGTGTCCATAGGATCAATTCCTGCACTCATCACACGCGGATCATCCATGTACAAAACACCCTTAACCCCTTGATTTTCTAACATAGAGGCAGAGGCCTTGATGGCTGAATTTGATCTGCTTAATCTTCTTAAAGCAGCCTTCAATGGACTCATCCCATAAAGGTGCGCGCCATTGATATCCCAATCATAGTTTTGGTACTTGTCATGTAAAACTTGGCTCTTTGGGAACACAGCATTGGAAAGTACTGGAATGCTATAGCCTTCCTCAACAATAGGGAAGGTATTAGAGTCAGCAATAATGCTAACTTCCTGATAAGGTAGATTATGTAATTGGTAGGGTTTGCCCTGATTAGCACCCATATCCAATGTTTGAGCCCAAACACAGCGACCACCTGTAATTAGTTTCCATCCGCTTGAATTGGCTACTAAATCCTGGAATGTTTCATATTCATTAGGATATCTCAGTAACTCAGTCAGATTGTTTACATAGATAGGCTCTAAGGCTTTTTTCTTAAAGTCCATAGCCTTCTTGAAATCCTCTGTGCTGATATCCTTTTTACGCATTAGGCCCTGATAGGACTTAAATGCAGCTTCATCTACTACTTTGTATGTTGACCATTCTGGAAGGGCTACCTTGTCTGTAATTAGCTTTACAGTAGCATAAATGATGTCATTTACTTGGTAGCCATCTGTGATGTAGTTCTTACGATTGTCAGCAATGCCAACATACGTTCCTCCGATTGTTTGGGAGGCAAAAGGTTGACCGATTGGCATCATCGGAATTGCCTTCTTTTTAAACCTACCTAACAGATTGTCTATCACTCCCACTTTTAATATTTTTACCAAGCCATTATCTGGAACTTGGGTTTGTTTAGTTTTGTAAATACTGCATATCTTAAGGCATCAATAATGTGGTCATTCATCTTAACAGGACTTTCATCGGGATGTACTTTGCCATCCTTATCTACTTTCCACTTATAGCTTTTAATCTCTTTGATTAAGTTAGTGGAATCCTGTGTGATGTTTAAAGGCATTGACTTAACTTTCTGTATCCCTGCATACACATCCTTGTCAGCAGGCTTTGCGTTAAAGCCAGCCCTAACCACTTCCTCAATGGTCTTAGGTTCGGCATTATCGCAAAATATCTCATCAGACCTTTTAATATCTAATGTCTTTAGCCTTTCAATTAGATCAGTTGTTGTTAGCTTTGTTTCATAAAGCATCTCCTGTGCGTAGGTCTGACCATCTTTAAACCCTACCTTAACCAATGCGGTTGGTACGGAGTAACCAAAGTCCAAACCATAAACAACCTCACAATCTTCGGGAAATGCGCCATACTTCCAATGAGTATAGATTATTTCCTGACTTTTACCCCTTTCACCCAATCCAAACACCTTCCAAAGATTCTCATCGGCATCCTTCAATGCTTCAATCTCTGCCACCTGCTCTTTAGGTAGGAATGGGTTGTTTTTGTAGGTTGAATGTATTAAGATGTTTCCTTCTTTATCGGCTACATCGTACACCCAACTGGCTTCATCAACAGGGTTAAAGTCTAAAAAGATTGTCTGCTTTGTCCTTAAGGCTAACTGCTGATAAATGTTAAATGGCAATAAATTTGCCTCATTTATATACAGGATATCCCTTCCAGGGCCTCTTACCTTACCCGAATCTTCAGCCCCAAAGAACTCAATGTATGAGCCATTTGGGTAGTGATACACATTATCAGTTTTGTTAAACTGCTCATCTGTGTATATTCCTGCATTTTCTAAGATTTGCAAAATATCGCGCCTTGCACCTCTTTTCAAATGGGGTAAGGATGGACTAACAACACTAATCGTTACCTTTTCCTTATGCGGTATGTAAAGAGCTAAAAGTTGACTAATACTGAATGTTTTACCTGATCTAGTACTCCCCTGATTCGCTATTACACGATATCTTTTGGACTGATAAGCATCATGGTTCCACTCAAATACCTTAGTAAACTCTATTTCAACTGTTCTCATTTGCAGGCTTGAATACTATGTTAATGCCACCATCAACCTTAATATCTTGCTCTGCCTTTTCTTTTTGACCTAACCTCTGTTTGCCTAACCAAATAAGCATGGTTCTGTCTTTATCTTTAATGGCAGCCTCAAACTGAACTTTTCTCAGTAATGAATCGCCCTTTTCTCTTTTTTGTTGGGAATATTCGGAAAACATTAGACCGTTATCTATTTGACAGCGGTCATAAAGTGTTGGTGCTGAAACACCTATCATTGAAGCAATCTCAGCCCCTGAGCATCCTGCCTCTAAATATTCAGCAACTAAATCCCAATTAATATCGGCTTGTGGTCTTGACAATGGTTACTTTTTCTTTTTAGCCATCTTTGGTAGCTTCTTTCCTTTGCTCTTTCTGTTCCACTCATCTACGTTAACCCCTTGCTTTTCCAGCTTCTTGCGGTTAGCATTAAAAAAGGCAGCTTGTTTTTTACTTTTGTATGGCATATAAATAAAGCCCTCAATCCCGAAAGATTGAAGGCCCTGATTGTATTAACACCCTTTTAAATTCACACCCTAATATACGAAATATATTTGATATAGCAAAATTTACTTATTCACATTAAGGATTCCACTCTGATAATATACGTACTAATTCTAACATAATACCATGTCCACCCTTAGTTTCTAAGTGATACATACCATCTAAACACTTAACTTCTAAAGAGGCATCAGCCGGACAAAACACATATTTAGCCTTTACCATCATTGGAATATCCCATGCTGAATCTCCTATGGCTATCTGATAATCAAAGGGTATAGACTCTTTGTTACGGATTACGTGCAGTTCGGCCCCTGATCGTTTTAGGTATTGTTCTGCCCCAGGCCATGATGATGCGGTTACCAAATGCACCTGATAACCCATGGCAATTAATTCTTTAATAGCACCTAAGTCTTTGTTATTGAATGACTTAATTATTTCCCCTTGATGATTTACCCATATCTTACCATCTGTGAGGCATCCATCAATGTCACAACATATTACCATAACTTACTTTTTTACTATCCAATAAAACCATTCCCTTCCTAATAATTGCACTTTAGCATACTTATGTGGAGTCCATGCAACTATATTAGTTTCATATTTACCTTTTATCTCCAATAAACCCTTATCTGTTAAGTTTAAGTTCCATTGATGAAAACCTTGCCAATTTTCATGCTCTGCCTCGTTAATAAATCCCTGGACTATTAGATATCCACCTTCTTTTGTTGCCTCTAATAGCTTTTGTACTGCCTTATAAGGATTCTGACAATGGTCTAAAGCATTTGATATGTGTACTATGTCAAATTCATTCTCAAATGGTATTTCCTCTGCCGGATAAGCTAATGGGG